TTATTGAATTCGCTAAAGAAGTAATAAAGCATAAATACAGTTAGGACAAATTTTATGCAAAAGAAAACCCGTTCCCTTTTGGAAGAATTAGAAGCGATAGGTAATAATCGTGATATGACTCATGTTATCGAAAACAGAGCACATAACATCATTACCAGCGCAATAAATTTGATTGAATTGATTAACAAACACTATGATAAGGATACTTCCGAGCTATTGGAAAAGAAGCTATTAAGTGCAATCAAAGGGCGAGACCAAGCAAGATTTGCTAAAAGTATAAGGAAGAATCATGAGGCTGAATGATTTTCAACAGCGTGTCGATGAGAAGTTAGAAAACTGGATTGGTAATTACGGCGCTTCGGCAGCTAGACAATTAGGCAATAGAATTAAGGGCGATACTGAAGGTGAGCTAACGGTTGCTCAAAAAATGGGTAAAGATCGTTTCATTAATGACTTTATAGCTAGAGCCTATGCAACATTGAACAGCGAGATTCAAAGTGGTAGAGTTGATCCCAATCCACCTGCCGCTCCTGCAGGACCACAGAAACTAGATCCACAAGCGGCCGCAAAGCTAAAGGGCAAATTAAAAGCCGGACAAGGCATTGGTAAAAAGACAGGCGCAGGATTTGGCAATTATGTCAAGGGTAGCGGTGAAAGATTTCAAGGTGCTGATGCAACAGGTGCACCGGTATTTAAAAAAATACAGCGTGAAAGTCGCTATGATAGATTAAACGCTATTTTTGAAAGCTTATTAACTGAAGCCGAAACAGTAGGACAGTTCTTCAAGCGTTGGTTACCCACATACATGAAGGGCATTGACATGTCCGATCCGCATACTCAAGAATTGATTCAAAAGATTCAAGACACATATGCACAAGATAAAGGTAAAGCCGCATTAACTCAGTTAGCTAATGCCGCTTACGCAGCCAGCTATGCTCCGGGTTATGGAACGCAGGCTGTCCCTGCGGCCGGGCAACAACCTAATAGTCAATTAGTTAAGGCGGTTAGTTCTTCTACGAATTCTAAAGAATTGGCAGCTACTATTAAAGCCGGATTGTTAAAACTAAATGAGTTAGATGCAAATGCATATAAAGCGTTAGTCCAAGAATTAGCAAAAGCTGCAAGTACACCATCTCCTGCAATGCCCACCGGTGTTGCTACTAAGTAAAGAAATATAGAAATGAACCTATCTGAATCATTATCAAGTTTAAGAAATCTTATTGCTGATTTCGAGGCGCCAAAACCGGATTCTTTATTAGAAGACAAGGGGCATTTAGACCACCCTGAAGATTTGATCTTTTTAGGTGGCGTTCAAGGCGCTACTAGAGCGGTTCAATCTATGGTAGATACAGTACAAAACCCTGACAAAGTGACTATCAAGTGGGACGGATATCCTGCATTAATTTTTGGTCGTGATAGTCAGGGCAGATTCAGCATCATGGACAAGCATATGTTCAACAAGAAAGATGGCACTGGCCGTCAAGTCTACAGCCCTGAGCAGTTTGTACAGTACGATATGGCACGTGGGGTTAACAGAGGAGACCTGCATCAAATTATTGCTGATCTCTGGCCTGGACTAGAAAAGTCAGATAGAAGCAAGGGTTATTACTGGGGTGATTTATTGTTTTCTAAACCGCTACAAGACCAGAATGGCATGTATAAGTTTAAAGCTAACCCCAATGGAATCGCATATACTGTTGAGGCTGACAGTGAAGTAGGACAATTATTTAAAGGTAAACAGGCAGCTATTGTTGTTCACCAGTTTATACCTGCAAATGCAATGACTACCGATGATGCTACGCCATTAGACGGAACTATCGGGAGTCTAAAAAACAACAGCAATGTAGCTATTGTTCCTGCTAAAATGCCTATTGCTCCTGTATTGAAATTAAACAACACCGCAGCCAAAAAAGCAAGTACAGTGATACAAAAATACGGGCAATCAGTCGATCAGTTGATGAATTCAGCCCCACAAGCTAGAAACACGTTCAACGGGTTATTCACTACATACATCAACAAACGAATTGTGCAAGGAAATCTTAACGATTTGATGCAAGGTTTTTATGATTATGTTGCTACTCGTCCAATGACAGACTCAATGAGAGCCAAAATAGACAATCACTTAGAACAAAACAAAGCAGGAGTTCAGGGTGCATTTGAAATTTGGGTAGCACTTTATAACATGAAAATGGGTATAGTAGATCAGTTGAACAAGGCTGCTGAAGCTAGTCCTGTAAAGGGTTATCTACAAGACGGTACTCAGACTCAAGAAGGATTCGTCAGTCACGGGTTAAAATTCGTAGATCGTATGGGATTTTCACGCCAAAATCTAGCCGGAAGATAAGCCAAAACCGACATTTTTTTGTGCTAGGCATAAATATATACATGAATCAGTAGGATTCAAATTTTTTAAGGATATTTTATCATGGCACAATTTACAAGAGTTAACGGTGACTTTCTACCTCTAATCAACTACGATAGCCCAGCGTATACAAACTCTGGCGTTAATGCTTTAACTTCTGCGGCTACAGTTCAGCCTCAAGGTCCTAAGCTAGAGTTCTTCACGATCACTGGTAACGGTTCACAGGTTGCTGACAACATCGCTACAGTATTCCAAACTGTTGAGCAATTAGCTACTATGCACATCTATGAGTACACAAACGCTACAGATGACACATTAGCAATCGCTATTTACCCAGTTGGTGCATGGACAACTGCTACACTTGACACTGCTTTAACAGCGGCATGGACAAGTGCTAACGTTTCTGTTGCAGCTTCTGCTACATTCACAAACTAATCTTTTAGTTTGAAAACGAACCCCGAGATTTATTCTCGGGTTTTTTTACCTCTCTAAATACTGTATGAGTTTTAGAATTACTTGTCATACCTTATTTGATATTACACAAACTGGTGTGTTGAATCGTTCCCGTCCTAGTGATGACCAAAAAATGACTGAATGGATTCAGAAAAGAAACACACAAGCAAACTTTGATACAATATTACAGGTAATATCACTACGGTCACAGCCGGAAATAGTATCGGTGCCAAAACGAACTGATATAAGATTTGATGAGTTTGATAACTTTGGGTTTCTGTTTCAACAATTAGAGAATGAGACTTATCCATGTTGGAAGTTCTCTTTCGACATTCATCATCATAGTGTGTTCAATGACGGAATTTCAGAGTTAGGTGCGTTATATAGCGACTGTAATGGTGTGCCAATGATACGGTGCGAGACTGAGTGGGAAAAACTTCCTAGCTTCTTAGATACAAGTGATGAACTAAAAAACATATATTTTACGGTAGAATATGAATGATGTAATGCTTAACAAAATTAGCCAGTTCCTTAGCAAAGATTTTTTGCAGAACATGTCTAATATTTCAATGATTCAGAATAGTGATGGTAGCTATGAATTCTTTAATCGATTTACTGTTCACCAAGTTAAAACTGGTTATGAAGTTCATTTGAAGTATAACTCGGATGTTAAATTATTTTCATCATTAAAAAATGCATTAACTTGGTGTATCTTTGAGAACAGAACAAAATTCATTCAAGCTAGAAGAATAGAATACTTAGACAACATGCTAACAGGTATTGAAGTTAGTATTGAGGTACATAAAAATTTAATCAAAAAGGCTAGTAATATCGAGAGCCAACTAATTTATATTGCTAAATTAAGTGAGGAACAGGCTAAAAGAAAGCTAATGATACAAGAATTATCTTTATTTGTTAACGAGTCTAAAAACTGGCAAACTAGAAAGTTTGTAGCAAAAAGATAAATATATTATAACGTTTGGAATACAACTATGAAATTAACCGATTTTGACAACAAAGCTTATGCACCTAAAGCACTATCAGAGAACTATCAAATGTCCTTTGATGTATCAGGCATGACAAAAAACGACACGCAAAAGATGCTGCAAAAAGTCCGCACTCTAGCAACTGAAGCTAAAGAATCTGCGGACTTCCACAGAAATCAAAATAGCCCTAGCTATATGAAACTTGTTTTTATGGAACAGGCATTAGTTCAGCGTTACAATGAATTATTGAGTCAACCAAGAACTCGCATCGTTGTAGAGAATGAAGAAGTAGAAAAGTCTCAAGTTGTTTTGGCAGCACAAGACCTAGTCGATACAGTACAAAAAATGCTAGAAGACATTGGTCAAATGCAGGTCAAAGAACTACCTGCATTAGTTGATTCTATTGAATCTGAGATTGGTGTGAACGAAGCACAATCATACAACGATCAAGTTTCTGGTCAACTAGATACTCTAAGTGGCACATTGAAAGAAGCTTTCTCTGCATTGAAGTCTGCTCGTGACAGTATTACTGGTCAAGGTGGCGGTTTTGCTGATGCAGGATTAGATGCCGGTATGGATGACGAAATGGCAGGCATGGATGCTGGTATGGATGCTGAATTAGGTGCAGACATGAACTCTGATGTGACTACGGATATGGGTCCTGATTTAGAAGAACCTGAACCAGATGCAGGTGGTGCAGTAGGTCGTGCTAAGAGGTAATTAATGCGCCTCTACGAATTTGCTGATCCTATGATTACAAAACTTGTAGCCATAGCTGACCAGCTTAAATCAGACTTAGAAAAAGGGGAAGCTGACCCTAACATGTCAGTTCCCGATTTCTTGCAATATCTGAAAAAATATGATATCATATACGACAAGACAGATTTGTACGATATGATTAAAAAACTTCCTCTAAAAAATCTTATCTCTAATATTCAGGGTGACAATATTGTTTTCAAAGGATTTGGTACTCCTGAAGCGCCCCCTGAAGATGAGAGCAAAAACATTGTTGCAGGCATGGCTAAAAAAGCCGCTGGATAAAAATGATTTCAGCTACTGAACCTGCAATCAAGAAGATAAAACAGCAAATACAAAGAAGAGGAAAAGGCTCGGGGATACGGATAGCTGTAAAAACTACCGGATGCTCAGGGCTTGCATACGTACTAGAGTTTGTCGATTCACCGATAAACAGTGATATAAAAGTGGAATGTGATGGATGTGCTATATACATAGACCCCAAAAGTTCCTCATATGTTCAAGGCATGATTGTTGATTATGTCAAAAATGGATTAAATGAAGGATTTGAATTCAAAAATCCAAATGAACGTGATCGCTGTGGGTGTGGAGAAAGCTTTAGGATATAATGGAAATAACACACTTAATAGTCAACGGTTGCAGCTGGACATATTGTCAAGGTTTAGAAGATCCCAAGACTCAAGGCTGGCCAGCTTTATTGGCTAAAAAATTAAACATCCCCTTAGTCAATTTAGCAGTTCCTGGATCAGGAAATGATACAATTCATAGACGCATCTATGAATACTATTTTGATGATCTACCAAATAACAGTAAACCCCTATACATCGTAGGATGGTCTCAAACATGGCGCCGAGAAGCATGGTGTAGAACATATTATCACAAGCACTTACCAGAGGGTTACTCATCTATCGCATTTCCAGAAGCTAAACCTAACAATTTTTATGAGGCTGCGCTATTAGATAACTGGAGTGAAGAAGATTTTCTTAGAAGAACCATGCTCTACCAATTGTCATTGGATTCCTTATTCAAATCTAAAGATGTTCCTAATTTATATACATTCTTTGCAGATTATAAAAATCAACACACCGATGATGTACTGGAAAAATATAAAAATATAGTAGATTATTTACAAAACTATACCAATACCGTTGATCCTATATATCAAATTGTTAGTCATTGCAAAAGTTTGCCTTGCGGTCATGAGGGATTAGAATCTATGGAGTTGACTGCAAATTATTTATATGACGAAATCTTATCTAGATACGGTATTATTACTCCTATCGACGGCAACTACTTGACACTAAAAGAATTCAATAGTAAAGATGTGACCGGAATGATAATGAACAGTTCCTGGGAATAATATGTATATACCTAACAAATTCAACTACGTCCCAATGTCTAGAGTAGAAATAGACGGAAAACGCCGTTATGCTACACCTGACGGAGAAAAGCTCCCTAGTGTAACCACTATATTAGATGCAACTAAGTCAGAAGAATCTAAACAAGCACTTCAAAACTGGCGCAAGCGAGTAGGTGTGCAAAAAGCACAAGAGATTACGACCGAAGCGGCCGGGCGTGGCACTCGTATGCACAAGTGGCTTGAAGACTATGTAAAGACTGGACTTGTCGGTGAACCGGGTTCTAATCCTTACTCTATACAGAGTAATAAAATGGCTAGGTCTATCATAGAGCAAGGCATGGTCAAATGTACCGAGTACTGGGGTACTGAAGTTCCGTTGTACTTCCCTAAGATTTATGCAGGAACCACTGACTTGTGCGGAGTACATGATGGATCAGAAGCTATCATGGATCATAAACAGACAAATAAGCTTAAAAAGCGTGAATGGATCGATGACTACTTCATTCAGTTGGCCGCTTACGCCAACGCACACAATGAAGTTCACGGAACAAAGATTCAAAAAGGTGTGATTTTTATGTGCTCGGCAGATAATATATATCAAGAATTTATTATTGAGGGTGCAGAGTTTGAAAAGTATACTGATTTATGGTTCCGTAGAGTCGAACAATACTACATGAAGTTACTATGACCATTTAAGATAAATAAGTGTAAATCTTTTAAAAGAATACACTTATGGCTATAGTACAAATCTCAAAAATCCAACAACGTTCGGGAAACATCGTTGACTTACCACAGCTTGATGAGGCTGAATTTGGTTTTGCTAGCGATGCTAAACGTCTGTTTATTGGTAAAGTTTCCCCCAATGAGAACATTGAGGTTCTCACTTCTTATTCAAACATTGCATTTAGTCAAATCGAAGGTGCTGTTGGCAACCTAGACGTATCGGCTATTTCAGTAGATGATGGTCAAGTTTTAGCATATGACGGAACAAATTGGGTCAATCGTGGAGGTGCCGCTGGCGGCCTAATTGACTTAGGAAACGTTGCCAACGTAAGTATTGGCGGCGGCGCTATTGGATATGTGTTAGAAACTGACGGCTTGGGCAATCTAGCCTGGACTCCTAAGGGCACATTATATACTCCAATCATTTCATTAAGTAATGCAACTCCAATCGTAATGCGAGTAGCAAATACAGTTCCATATACTAATGGTACAGCAGTCACTATTACAGGAGCTAATGGTGCTAACGCTAACTCTATTGTTAACGGACAGACCTTTTATATTACACTATCAGTAAATTATGCAACCTCAGGAAACGTAAGCCTATATACCGATTCCGGCAGAACAGTTGCAGCCGTTGGTACGAACTTAGGGGCGTCAACTCCTAACGTTGCTATTGCTACAAGCGTAATTTCTGGCACAGGAGGTGGTACCGGAGTTGCAGGCGGTTCTGCTAGTACTATTCAGTTTAATAACAGCGGTGTGTTAGACGGTGACGCTGACTTTACATGGGATTACACTAACAATATTCTTGGAGTTTCTGGTAACGCCAACGTTGGAAACTTAAATGCTAGTAGTTCAGTAGTTGCATCTTCACTAACCTCTAATGTCACTACCGGCACAGCACCATTAACAGTAACAAGTACCACACGTGTGGCAAATTTAAACGTTGCATATTCTAATGTCAGTGACTTTGGAGTAACTACACTACAGACAACCGGTACCTTCTTCCCTACATTCGTAAGTGCTAGTGCAACGGGTAATAGAGCATTAGGTGCTAATGCTAACTTATCATTCAATGCCGCAACTGGAAATCTAAGTGCTACTATCTTAAATGCTACTGGTAATATCAGAGGTGCTAACTTAGATACAGCCGGTACTGTAACGGCAAGTACATTTACTTCTAATGTTTCCACAGGTACTGCTCCATTGACTGTTACTAGTACGACACGTGTAAGCAATTTAAACGTTGCTTATGCAAACGTTGCAGACTTAATCAATGTAGCAGATGTCACAACAGGTACATTTTATCCAGTATTAGCAAATGCGGCTACTGGCAATGTCTCAGAAGGTTCAAACGCAAACTTGACATTTAATGCGGCTACCGGTGCATTAAATGCAACATTGTTAGGTGGTACATTAACCACAGCAGCACAAGGTAACATAACAAGTTTAGGTACGCTAACCTCATTGACTGTTTCGGGAACACTTACTGCAAATGATATTGCAACGTTTGGTACTGCCGGCGACACACTAAACATTACTGGTGCAGGTAACACTAACGTTAACGGCGCCGGTGGAATTGTTAATATTGCGGCTGCGCAAGGTAACGGTACAGGACAAGGTGGTAACCTAACGTTAATCGGTGGAGCCGCGAACAGTGCCGGTAATGCCGCCGGTGGTATTGCTACATTAACAGCAGGCGCAGGTTATGGACAAGGTCAAGGCGGCACAGTAGGTATATATTCAGGTGCTAGTGCTAATACATTTGGTGCTAAAGGTGGTAATGTTGTTATAACTGGTGGAACATTTGATGGTGCCGGCGGAGATACGACATTATCAGGTGGTGAAGCGGCTGGGCTAAATCATATTGGTGGTGATATCAGTATTGTTGCTGGCGCAAGCACAGGAAATGCGACACCCGGTAAGATAGTGATTCAAACTGCAACAGCAGGAAGCACAGGAAATACAGTACAGACATTATCTGATAGAGTTATCATCGATGACACCCAGATGAATGTTAGATTTACTACGGCATCATCATCTACAACTACGGGTGCATTAGAAGTTGCAGGCGGTGTTGGTGTTGGCGGTAATGTTTATGCCGCGGCATTCTACGGCGCGGCAACAGGTTTAACAAGTGTACCAGGAGCTAACGTATCTGGAACTGTAGCAAATGCTACACATTCATCTACTGCAAACACAGTAGTTAATGCGGCTCAGGGAAATATTACCAGTGTCGGCACATTGACTGGCCTAAGCGTAGCTAGCGGATCAATTACTGCAACAACACCTATCTTAATCACGCAAACATGGAATAATGCTAGTGTTGCATTTACCGGTATTAGAGAGAACATCACTGATACTAATAGTGATTCTGGCAGTTATTTGATGGACTTGCAAGTAGGTGGTACTAGTAAATTTGTTGTTTCAAAAACGGGCGATATCGTTGTAGGACAAAGCGGAGGAGGCGGAATTACTGCAAATGTGTTGACTACAGGTTCAAACACAACCGCAGGATCAATAACAGGTAACTGGTCGTTGACTGCAGGTTCAAGACTAAACGCTACATACGCTGACTTGGCAGAATACTATGAAGCGGACCAACATTATGAACCGGGTACTGTACTTGAATTTGGCGGAGAAAAAGAAGTCACATTAGCACAAGATGGAACAACACGAGTTGCAGGTGTAGTATCTACTGATCCAGCATATGCAATGAACACAAAATGCCCAGGAATTGCAACAGCAATAGCACTGCAAGGTCGTGTACCAACTAAGGTACGTGGCTCAGTACGCAAAGGCGACATGATGGTCAGTGCAGGCAATGGCTATGCAAGACCATGGAACAACCCACAAATGGGAACAGTTATCGGCAAAGCATTAGAAAACTTTGACGGAATCGAAGGCGTGATTGAAATCGCAGTCGGTAGACTTTAAAATAATAGGAAAAATAAAATGGCATCATACGTATATACAGGAAATGCAGTATCACAGCAATCAGCTAATATTGCTACGGACAAGATTAGAATATCAACTACTGGCGTAGGTATTCACGCTGTAACAGGTTACCCTAGAGTAGCTGGTACTGGTACAGCAACGGCAGCAACTAACAGTGCAACAGTCACTGGAGTAAGTACTGCATTTGAT